TTATAAGTGGGGATGATTTGAAAAATAAACTTAGTGCGTACACAGTAAACTTAAAAGCATTACTATATGGTACTGCGATGAGAAACCCCTCAAATAGAAGAAACGGAGACAACCAAGAACAAATCAGCACATTTAATTACAACATATTTGGTTTTGATCTTAAAAATAAATACGGAGGAAGTATTGCAACCGCATACCTAAATGCATCTTATGCTTGTGTTGCCATTGAAAATATAACAACACCGATCGTTAACTTCAAAAGTTACAAACAGTGTATTGAAATGGCAAATGCATTATATGGTACATGGATTGCAATAATACCTGACGTTGCGGCATTAAGTACTGAAACCACACCTGAAAGAAAAACAGCAGATGCTCTTGCGAGATTTTATATAACATTAATTGAAAATAAATGGACAAAAAATACTGCACCAACTAAAAATGATATATATAATAATAGTGATGTTATACAGACAACTCAGGCTTACGGACCTGACCAACCAAATGGGGCATTAGATGCGTATATTGACGTTTTTGAGTATGCGTTGAAAAAAGTTTCTTAATTTATTCAACTATTATGATATTTATTATTAAAAGATTATGGATATGAAAAATTTATTAGATAATTATTTGAAAAAAGATACACGTATTTCAGAAAAACAAATTGAAAATGGGTATAAAGAAGTGTGCGATCTTGATACAGGTGATTGCTACACAGTAAGAATGAAAGATGGTCTTATTGAAAGAGTTGATAACACCAAAAATGTTAATAGAACATTAAGAGTTGAAACACCTACGGGAGTTAAAACATTATTAAACGGATAAAAATAAAGATATGTCTATAGATAAAAAAATATTAGAAGAATTAAAAAGGTTTAATCAAATTAACACGTATATCCTTAAAGAACAAGGTGAAGATTTACCACCACCACCTGAGGCAGGTACTCCACCCGAAGCGGGTGCATTACCTGAAGTCCCTGGTGAGACACCACCACCTGCAGATGCGGCAGCAGGTGCTCCACCGGCAGATACGGCAGCAACTGAAGTTCCTGAACCTGTAGATGTAGAAAACGATCCTGATGTAGATGTGGTTGATGACGAAAAGAAAGATGAAGGTGAAGAAGGAGAAGCGGAAGAATTAGACATCACCGATTTAGTAACTGCACAACAAGAAATCAAAGATAAACAAGATGAGTTCATGGATGGAATATTTTCTAAACTTGATGATTTACAAAGTAGATTAGAAAATATGGACGGGATACTTCAAAAAATAGATAGTTTAGAAGCAAAGGTTGAAAAAATGAGACCAAAAACTCCTGAAGAAAAATTAGAACTTAGAAGTTTAGATTCAGGTCCGTTCAAACAAAAGTTAAGTGATTTTTTTGATGAAAAGAAAAGTGAAATGGAAATGAGTGGTAAAAATGAATATGTTTTAACATCAGATGAAGTTGAGAATTTTTCACCATCAGAAATCAAAAAAACATTTAATGTTTACGACGACGAAGAAGAATTATAATTAATATTTTAAACAATAAATTAAGGGGTTTTTTAACCCCTTTTTTTGTTTTATGAATTTGACATTTTAAGAAAATCACTTATAATTGTATAAAGATAAAAGAGTAATAATTAAAAATTAATTTATGGCAAATTCAGTATTAGATTCAGTACTTGCGCAGTACGAAAAGAATTCAAATCCTACGGGAAACTCAACACCAAGAATGTCTGAAGAAGACAGATTAAAAAGGTACTTTACAACCCTTTTAGGTAAAAATGAAAAATCAGGACAAAAAAGAGTTAGGATCCTACCTACTAAAGACGGATCATCACCATTTGTTGAAGTGTGGTATCATGAAGTTTTGATTGATGGTAAATGGCAAAAACTTTACGATCCGGGAAAAAATGACGGAGAAAGATCACCACTTAATGAAGTGTATGAAGAACTTATGTCAACAGGTAAAGATAGTGATAAAAAGTTGGCGTCTGAATACCGATCAAGATTGTTTTATATTGTGAAACTTGTTGATCGTGACAACGAACAAGACGGTCCTAAGTTTTGGCGTTTCAAACACAACTACAAACAAGAAGGTATCTTGGATAAGATCCTACCTATTTGGAAAGCAAAAGGAAATGTAACAGATGCTGAAAATGGTAGAGATCTCATCATCGAACTTTCAAAAGCAAAAACACCACAAGGAAAAGAGTATACGGTTGTTCAAACAATTATGTATGATGATCCTGCACCACTACACACTGATAAAAAACAAATGAGTGAGTGGGTAGAAGATGAAACAACATGGAATGATGTTTACGCTAAAAAACCTGTAGAATACTTAGAGGCGATTGCGAGTGGACAAACACCAATTTGGAACTCTGAACTTAAAAAGTATGTTTATGGTGATGATGCTGAAATTTCTTTGGGAGGATCAAAAGAAAAAGAAGTTGAAGTAGTTGACCCACAAGCAAACGCAGAAGCTGACGAGGAACTTCCTTTCTAAAAAAAAGTTTTGGGCATCGAGTTGATTGATGCCCATTTTTTGTTTAATTTTTAATAAAAACTATATGAATAAAATATCAGAAAAAATGTATGAAGCTCTGAACTTGAAATATAGATCAGAAATGGCGGAAGCCGAAGCAACACTTCTTGTTTATTTTAACAACCCTGTGGGTATTGGAGAACATCCACAACACTTGGAAGAAATGGATAAGATGGTTGATAAAATGACATCAGCAAAAGATAAATTAGATATGCTTGAAACGGTGTATAAGTATAATCTGAAAAAAGACGGAGAGTTCTTGGTAACAGAGGATATGATAAGAATAATCAACGAACAAAAAGAAAAAGATGGCAATTAAGAAAAAAGAGTTTAATTTTGACGACATCAAAAAAAAGTTCTCAACAAAAACAAAATATAAACCTGAAAGTTTTTATAATTGTGGGGAAGCGTTTATGGAGGCTTGTGGATTGCCAGGACCAGTAATGGGAGGTATTAATATGTTTTTAGGTCACTCAAACACATCAAAAACAACAGCAATGATATTGGCCGCGGCCGATGCACAAAGAAGAGGACACCTTCCGGTATTTATTATTACCGAAAAAAAATGGTCTTGGGAACATGCCGTTGAATTGGGGCTTGAAGCAACAAAAAATGAAGATGGTGAATGGGAAGGTCAATTTATATTTAACGATTCTTTTGATGTTATTGAACAAGCCACCGACTTTATAAATGATATCTTGGATGCACAAGAAAAGGGAGATATCCCTTTCAATCTTGTTTTTTTATGGGATAGTATTGGATCAGTACCTTGTCAGATGACATTTGATGGAAAAGGTGGGGGTATGCACAATGCTAAGGTATTGGCCGATAAAATAGGTATGGGAATCCACTCAAGAATAACAAAATCAAAAAAAGAAGATTATCCATATTTTAATACGTTGGTTATTTTGAATCAGCCTTGGGTCTTATTACCTGACAACCCATTTGGTCAACCTGAAATACAAGCTAAAGGTGGTACTGCCATTTGGTTAGCATCATCATTAGTATTTTTATTTGGTAATCAGAAAAAGGCGGGTATTAGTCACATTGATGCGACTAAGAATGGTAGAAAAGTGTCATTCGCAATTAGGACTAAAATATCAATACTGAAAAATCACGTAAACGGTTTGGGTTATAAGGATGGAAAAATTATTGCAGTACATAATGGTTATATTGCGGACACTAAAGACTCTTTAGATAAATATAAAAAAGATTATACCGATTATTGGGGTACAAAAATGGGTGGTTATGAATTTTCATTGGAAGAATCTAACGAAGTTGAGTTTGAAGATTAAAAAAATTCATAATAATTATACTTTTTTAAAAGTTATAGATATTTATTAATATATGGGAAGAAAAAAAATTGATGATGATAAAAAAAAGGTAAAAATTGCAGTGTCAATTGATCCTGAATTACCTGAGATTTTCAAAAAAAAGTCAATCAATCTTTCTTCTCTAGTTAATAAACTTTTGAAAGAATATATTAAAAATGGAGACAAAAATTTGTAGTAAATGTAAAATTGAAAAAATTTTAAATGATTTTAGATTGGATATTACTAAAAAGGACGGTTTAAGGTCTGATTGTAAAGATTGTGTTAAAAAATACGAATTACAAAAAAGAATAAATAATCCTAATATGATAAAAGAAAAATTATCAAAATTTTATGAAAAGAATCCAGAAAAAAGAAAAGAATACCGTAAAAACTACAAGGTTAGAAAAAACGAACAAAAAAAAGAAAGAAGAAAAAATGACCCCACATTTGTAATTATTAATAATATTAGAAGTCGTTTATACAAATATTTAAAAAAATTAACATTAACGAAACGGAACAAAACATTTGACATTGTAGGTATCACACCCCAAGAATTGAAGGGACATTTAGAAAAACAATTCATTAGTGGGATGACTTGGGAAAATAGAAATGAATGGCATATTGATCACATTATTCCTCTATCTTCGGCAAAAACTGAAGAAGAATTATACAAATTGTGTCATTACACAAATCTTCAACCATTATGGGCTGAAGACAATATTAAAAAAAGTAACAAAATTGTAGAACAATTTAATAACAAAAAAAGTGACTAAAACTTTATTAGTCGATGGGAACAATTTATTAAAAATTGGATTTCACGGAGTTAAAGATTATTTTAATGGAACGGAACATGTGGGAGGTATTTGGTACTTTTTAAATACCATCCGCAAGTTTTTAGAAGAAACCAATTATAATAAGGTTGTGGTCTTTTGGGATGGAGAATTATCAACCGCACAAAGAAGAGTCCTGTACCCAAAATACAAACTTAACAGAAAAGGGGTAACTGAAGATTTTAAAGAAGAATCATTTGGTAAACAAAAACAACGGGTTAAACAATATTTGGAAGAAATGTTTGTTAGACAAGTTGAGTTTGAAAATTCAGAAGCTGACGACCTAATCGCATATTATTGCAAAATTTCAAAAAACGAACACAAAACAATTTTTAGTGGTGATAGAGACCTTACACAACTTATTTCTGAAGATGTGACCATCTATTCGCCAAACACAAAAAAGTACTATAAGAACGGAGATAAGATCAAATTAAAAGAAATTGAAATCCCCCATTATAATGTAAAGACCTATAAAATAATAGCCGGTGATATGTCCGATAATATTGATGGTATATATTATTTGGGTGAGAAAACAATAGTTAAATTATTTCCTGAGATACTTGAAAAAGAAATATCTTTTGACGATATTTTAAAAAAGGGTGAAGAACTATTAAAAGAACAAAAAGATAATGTAGCCTTGAAAAATCTTCTTACTGGTAAAACTAAAGAAGGGATATTTGGAGAAGAATTCTTTGTCATTAACAAAAAAATCGTAGATTTGTCCGAACCACTAATTAGTGACGAGGGAAAAGAATTGGTTGAACTATATTACTCTGAGTCATTGGATCCTGACGGAAGAGGGTATAAGAATCTGATTAAAATGATGATGGAGGATGGACTTTTTAAATATCTACCTAAAAGTGATGATCAGTGGGTTTATTTTTTAAGACCATTTTTAAAGTTAACAAGAAAAGAAAAATCAAAATTTAAAAACAAAAAAGTATGAAAGAACAAAATGACGTAACAAAGGTTGAATTTTTGATCACATTAAATGATAATTTTGTGGTACAAAGATTTTTCAATGTTAAAGGGTATAACCCAAACGTTAAAAATAGTGTGGATCTTTATGATTTGATGTGTGAGATATCAAATGATGTAAAAAGGATATTAAGAAACAAAACGGTAGATTACATGCTGGATAATCAATATGTAATTGAGTCAGACCCTACGGTTCTTGAAACCTCAAATACTGATGGTCAAGAGCTATTTAACATTTATTTAAAGGCCGAAAATGAGACAATTTATCATAGAGTGATTGATGCCAAGTTATACCCGCCAAAGATAAGATACACTCTGGATACCCGCCCAATCCTAAAAACGGTACTTAAATCCCTTACTGACATTTTGTCAGAGAAAAAAATTAACACAAAATATCTTGAATATACACTAGCTTAAGATATTTATTAAAAACAGAAACCAAACTTAATACTATATGTCAGACAAGAAAAATTTCGGTTATTTAGGGAACACATTTCAGATCCAATTACTTAACAATATTATACTTTACAAAGATTTCTCAAACACAATTATTGATGTAATTGATCCTCACTATTTTGATAACCAATACTTTCGTCTGATTTGTCAAATGATTAAAGAGTATTACACAAAGTACGAACACACACCTACTTTTGATACTTTAGAACAACTTGCAAAATCTGAAATTACATCTCCTATGGCACAAAAAAGTGTCTTGGATATGGTAGAACAAATTAAATCATCTTCTGAAGATGGATATGAGTTTGTTCAAGAAAAATCATTAAAATTTTGTAAGCAACAAGAACTTCAAAAAGTAATGGGTAAAGCTCAAAAAATCATTGACAAAGGTGATTTTGAAAGTTATGACAGGTTAGAAGAAATGGTAAGAGGAGCCCTACAAGTGGGTGAAGTTGATAAAGGAACAAATGACGTTTTCTTTGATATAGATGACGTTTTAAATGAAGATTATAGACACCCAATTCCAATTGGGGTTGCAGGAATTGACAATCTACTTAAAGGTGGTTTGGCGAAAGGCGAGATAGGAGTAATATTAGCACCAACAGGGGTTGGAAAAAGTACGTTTACAACAAAGATCGCAAACCACGCTTTTAATTTAGGTTACAATGTTTTACAAATATTCTTTGAGGATAACCCAAAAATCATTCAAAGAAAACATTTTACATTATGGACTGGAATTGCGCCTGATGATTTATCAGACCATAAAGATGAGGTATTGGAAAAAGTTAAAGAAATTCAAAAACAAAGAAAAAATAAGTTAATTTTGAAAAAACTTCCATCTGATACTGTAACAATGAATCAAATCAAAAATCAGGTAAGAAAAATGATTGCGGATGGGACAAGGGTCGATATGATTATTTTAGATTATATTGATTGTGTTGTACCTGACAAAATGCTTGGGGATGAATGGAAGAGCGAGGGATCTGTTATGAGATCATTTGAAGCTTTATGTCACGAATTAAATATTGCCGGATGGACAGCAACACAAGGTAACAGAAACTCTATATCTTCTGATGTTGTAACAACCGATCAAATGGGTGGATCCATTAAAAAGGCACAAGTAGGACACGTTATCATTACGGTTGCTAAATCATTACAACAAAAAGAAATGAATTTGGCAACAATTGCGATTACAAAATCAAGAATTGGAAAAGATGGTATCATCTTTGAAAATTGTAAATTTGACAACGGAATGTTAGAAATTGACACGGAACAAAGTGTTACATTTTTAGGGCATGAAGAGCAAAAAGAAGAAAAAAATCGTAATAGAATCAAAGAACTTCTTGAACAAAGAAGACAAAGAGAAAATCAAGTTTAACAAATAAATTTAATAAATTAATACAAAATGGATATTTCGCAAAAAATATTAAGTGACATCACTGTCTTTATGAAATACGCTAAGTTTCAACCTGAATTGAACAGAAGAGAAACTTGGGAAGAGTTGGTAACTCGTAACAAAGAGATGCATCAGAAAAAATACCCACACATCAAAGATGATATCGAAGAGGTATATAAGATGGTGTATGACAAGAAAGTTTTACCTTCTATGAGATCATTACAGTTTGGGGGTAAACCAATTGAAATCTCGCCAAACAGAGTATATAACTGTGCATATATGCCAATCGATCACGTTGACTCGTTTTCTGAAACTATGTTTTTACTTTTAGGTGGAACAGGTGTTGGTTATTCTGTACAAAAACATCACGTTGAAAAACTACCAGACATTAAAAAACCAAACCCTGAAAGAACAAGACGTTATCTAATTGGTGACTCTATTGAAGGGTGGGCAGATGCGATTAAAGTTCTTATGGAATCTTATTTGGGTTATAAATCATCAACACCGATATTTGACTTTTCAGATATTAGACACAAGGGGGCAAATCTTGTAACATCAGGAGGAAAGGCGCCTGGACCGCAACCATTAAAAGATTGTATTCATAACATTACAAAAGTGTTGGATGGGAAAAAAGATGGTGAAAAATTAACACCTATTGAAACTCACGATATCGTATGTCATATTGCTGACGCAGTACTTGCAGGTGGTATCAGACGAGCTGCACTTATCTCATTATTCTCAGCTGATGATGAAGAAATGATTTCTTGTAAATCAGGAAGTTGGTGGGAACAAAACGCACAAAGAGGTAGAGCAAATAATTCGGCAGTACTTCTTCGTCACAAAATCACAAAAGAATTCTTTATGGATTTGTGGAAACGTATTGAGTTATCAG